GGCACTCTGAACCTTTCAGAGTATAGATGACTTGTGGGTTATACCCTTAATTATGCCTCTGTGCTAGCCTAGCAGCTAAGTACTCGAGCATAAAACAAGCGAATCTACGCTGACCATTGCCACTATCCAAGTAATTCCCCGGATAGCTTGTACTCCACCAGCTTACTAAGCTGCTAAGAGTACTCCCTCGGTAACGTGGAGATCTCCCATTCCTTTCGGATAGGGTCCATGATACTTCGTAGGAGTCAACCATGTTTTTCCTAGTTATAACAGTGTCGCCACGAAGGTAACACTTCTGAGCTAGTTCTCTAAGAGAAAAAGTTTTAACTTCTCTTGAAGCAAACTCAGTAACGTAGGATCCAGATAACACTTTGTACATATTAAGACCAAACTTATCGTCTGGCATAGTAACAATAGTGCGAGGAATGACACAGAAAACCGTGTACATTTTTGATCTGGGTTTAACTGACGGGTAAAGAATACCTTGATCAGGACCATGGTGGCACGGAACAAAATTAAAACTGTTCTGGCCATAAAGCCTCCTAGCAATGAAATATAATGTTTGCTTAATATCCACATTATGAGTTACGCTCCAACTAAGCAATGAGTTGAAGGCAACCGACAGACCTGCACGGTGTTTGAGGTCCCGGACATAACAAGGAGTTACGTCCGATCCTTTATAATAATCACCACCGCAGGATTCGAAGAATGGACCTTCTGTAAAAGATTTATCTCTGTTGACAACTAAGCCAACAAAATCGAGTAAATCTACCATTTGATTCGCCAGCTTTTGAGGTACGATTATATCGTCCCCAAACACAGACACTTTTAGGTGCCCGAGAGGGTCATCTTTTTGGTTAAGCATGTAGTCAGGTGTCACGTTAAACGCGACAGACCTTAAAGCTACTGCAAGACTCGTAAAAATAAGAGTCTGTAATGGAAAGGTGAATCCATTACCCATGGTACAGAATACATTCAATCGCTCCGTGACGCTACCGCTCGAAGATGGTATATCAACCCATTCAGAACGGACATCCCGCATAAACTCATACCACTCACGTGGCATGAGGCGACGGACCAAAGCATCAGACAAGGAGTCTGACGCATTCTTCAGATCAAGAGTAGCATACAGCTTAGATTCCCAAAAGCGGGAAGCTATTGACGCGATTAAATTATTCCGCGTTGCTGCAGGGCTATCATGACCTGAAATTTTGAGTCCTCGTTCTGCGAGAGCGTCCCTAAGATACACTCCGGCCGCTAACTGAAGAGCCCCATTTACAGAGGGTTCAGTCATAATAACGCGGCACTTCGTTTTATCTTTTGGAACTGTCCCCAGCTTGCCTCCATCAACCACGTTCACAGCAGAGAGGGCGTTATAAATTACGTCGCCATCAGCTGTAGGAAAACCAGAGAAAAATAAACCATTCTCTAGATACGTGGACGCTTTATGTGTTGTGGTAAGACGTGATATCTTCTCACTCGCTGGAAAATTAGCATCCCAACCTACTGACGCTTTAGGGCCGAAATAAATACGGCTCGCCAATAAGTTGAAATCCAACACATTTTGACGAATTCCTTGGTCGGAATTCCTCCGCGTGAACCCTTCAAGAGTTTCATAGATCCAATTTTGTGCTACATCTAGTATATCCATAAGATACCTATGATGGAAGTCCAGTACAGTAAAACCAAAATCATTTGGTCTGTCCACACAGGGCTGAACAAAATTATTATTAAAATCTCTGAAACCTGCGATAGCGACGTTCACAAGCTCTTGTGTATGACCGGATTTCAATTTCTTAAAAGTCCGCTCACGAGCTCGTTCTATTGCATATCGTCTTACATCGGACGCATGTGCATAATCAACAACTGAACGAATCAAGCCGTCTTTCTGCCATTTACCCGAGATGTCGAGTTCCTTCTGGAAAATCGATTCGCAAGCTCGTTCAAACAAAGCTTGTTGACCCCCTTCTAAAAAACGAAAGGAGGGCGATTTTCTTTTGTGCAAGGTTTTCTTATTACTCTTAGACATGATTATCCTCAATGTTAAAAGCATTACAAGGAATCAGATTAGGCTATGCCTGACTGACAAGTGTCAACGATACCATCTTTCTGTTGTTGCAGCGCACCTTCGTGCAATGAAATAGCAGATCTGATGTCGTTTGGAGAGTACGCCTCAGCACCAGCTGGAACGGTAATATACGTCTCAATAAGTATCATCGACGACGTGTTTGCTGCAATTAATGTACCTTTTCTGGTAATCAATTTGTATCGGTTCTTAGGCCGAGAGTTGATCATCCCAGTAGTCGGGTTAGCTGCAGGCAAACTTTTTACAGTTGCTGGTCTTACAAAAGTAAGGGTGTAGGGCATTGAAACGCTATGAGCGGCCACATTTGGTTGCGTCCCACCTAACGCTGTTACAGCCCATTGTTTCCCATTAGGAAACGGAGCTGCATCAGTAGTTAAAGTGAAAGTTGGCGATGTTAAGCCGGTTACAGCGATCCCTGTTACGGGAGATGTAGGATTGAACATTATGTTCTCCTTTATTTAGTTATCAAGGTTAAAAATAAAAAACTTGAATAGACTTGTGCCTACCGTCCCCATTTCCAATTACGGTAATGGTGGTTTTGACGGCCGCGTTCAAGGACTATACAAGCGAGTAAGTTTGCAAGTTTCGTCTCCGCATTGCGCGAAATTTCACTCAGCTCCTTAACCCGAAAGCTAGGTAAGGAAACAAACTCATTGCAGCTTCTTTCGAAGACTACAGTATCAAGAGTTAGATCCATGTTACTGAGCACATCAATGTTTGGTTTATTTTCATTAGTTAACTCACCATCAGTAAAATACCGGCGCTTTGCAACGCCTTTACTGTTCTTGTACCCCCAAACTGGGTTTGGTACTTGCAGAGCAAGAGCATCAAGCACTTTCTGAACATTGACAAAATAGTCAATAAGCCAGGAATAGCTTAACAGCTCCCACGCGGTGGAAGGAATCTCCGAAATTCGGAAACCTAATGTGTCCATTATACTAAAAGTATCAGTATTTGGAGCAAACCAATCAGGATGGAAGGAATGGTGATATTTTACACTGGCGACAGTCCTGTCAGTCCGGTGTACCACCATCGACCGCAAACCGCCCCAGATGCCGTAAGTAGTAGCAGAATGAGTGTAGACGTTAGTCTCATTCTTTCCTTTCCCTTCAACTGCTAGGGAAGGCGGATGCGCGCCATATTTTGCACGCGCTAAAGCCGTAGCTATGTCTTCAGCATCCTTCATCATCGGCTTAACGCCGAACGACCACGTTAACCAGAGATCGGCCAAGCGTTCAATGTAGTGCTTTTTGGATCTATGTCTAGTCCAGCCAGCAACAACTCGAAACACTTTTTCGGTTTCAAAGGCTAATGTACCAACAGTCCTACCAAAATCGCGGAACTCCGCTAGTGGGACCATGGATTGAGCTAAATGCTGTTTTTCGCGATAATCTGCGAAATACCTTTCTTTTGCAATAGTATCTGCTGTTTTATATGCAGACGTTGCAAGGGGGTTAGCATATTTGTAAGCGCTAATCGGGTTATTAACCAGATTATTAACATCGGTAGGTATACCGTAAGATTCACCGTGGTTGTAACCATCAGTGTATCCCCAGCGATACCTACAATGAGGCGAACTGCTCAAAGAGTAATCGTAATAAGTTGATGAATAGGAGGTGGTAGCATTTTGACCTTTCTTAACCCTGTCTTTCCAACCGCGCAGAGAAAACCCTGCTTGAATCTTTCCGTAATAAACGAAAACATCTTTGGTTTTATTCCAGGAATACCCACCAAGCCATTTCAACTGAGTATGATACGTGTCCAAAAAATCGGTACGCGATTTATTCTTACTAATTGAGGTTTGACAAGAGGGTGAAGGGCAAGTCATTTTATTCTCCAGATGTGTACGAAACGTAATATTTGCCAACGCAAACAAAGTTGGTGATCACGGATGGTTTTACTATCCAATCCGCTGTAAGGGCTGTTTGGCCCAAACTAGGTGCTATACTCCACAATCTGTCCCGCTGAGATATACGTTTTACAGTATATCCAGAGGCTGAGTACGAAGGTTATCTACCATCATTTCTTATGATGAGTACAGGTACCTATCTGATCAGGATAGATACAGGATGATTAGTCCCTTTTGAAGGACCCACGGCTAACAGTTTAA